CCCTAGTTAGATCGGATTATTCCGATTTATTGAGTACTCAGTTGAGTACTCTGTAAATCATAACAATCTATTTGTTTTTAGAGCTTTTACTTGCTTTTATGCAGTAATAAGTCTCATATTCCTTACCCTGCTTGCCAACCTCACGATCGTTAAGCTGTTCAAGCCTAATCGTATATTTATACTTAAACCCTGTTGGCTTGCTACGGTCAGTTACAATGCCCCAACCTAGTCCAAAATATACCTGGTCGCCTACTTTAATAGTCCTACTCATGATTATTCCCCTAGTTGCTAGCGTTATTGCTAGTTAAGAGATAGCTGGTATTGCACCAGCTATCGATTTAACTAACAAGTCGCTAGATACTGCTTAAACAGCTTAATGGCCTCCCGCTTAGTGTAGCCAAGATACTGTTTGCGTATATAATCTTCACCGATAATGGCTGATAACTCATAAGCACCCTGGAATGTTTTACGAATCATTATCTTAACTTTCATGCTAGTACTCTCTAATATCTAAAATTTCTATTACCTTACCTGTTAAAGCTACATGGTTACCGTTACAATCGCTTCCCTCAATCGTTACCGCCTGGCCAACCACTGGCTCAGTATCTGATCTAAGTAATCCCGTGCTTTCCTCACCCTCAGTATCTAAAATCGCTAGTATGTAAATCATGATTATTTACCCTCGCTGATAGACTTGATAGCATCGGATGCCTCTTCATATGTATCTGCTACGAGTACTGATATCCAGGTATCGCCAGTCTCAATACCGCAGTAATCAGCTCTGTACCCTTCAAGGGTATCGACTATATCGAAACCGTGCATATCTAGCTTGGTGCTAAAAGTGTGTAACGTACGTACCATGATTACTCTCCTATTTGTTGCCAGCAAAATTACTGGTCACCTCTAATTATATCATTATGATTCATAATGCAATATAAGAGATGCACAAAACAACAAAAGAAAGTAAAATACAACTACGCAAGATTTTGCATAGCACTACGCAAGATTTTGCATAGTTGGGATAGTACAGGGTATGTGATGACAAGTGACTTGCAAGCTAGTGGCAAGATCGCGCAACGTTGGTGGGTAGGTAACTACAGGCATAATATGCCTTACCCGCGAGGCAATCTGTATCTGGCAATCCGTAAGAGTCTCGGTATGACTCAAGAGCGTATCGCTGATACTTTCGGGGTCGGTGTCGATACTTGGCGCAATCGTGAGAGGAGTAGGCGTAACTTATGTGTCGCTGAGATACTAGCACTACACGAGCTATCAGGCCTAACTGATAGCGAGTTTATGAAATTGTTAAATGATATCGCATAGATGCATGGTTACTAGAATTAGAATACTAATTAACTAACATAGAAACCAAGTCTAAACCTGGTGTAACTACTTGAAAACACTAGCCAGAAAAACCAAAACCAAACACAATTCGAAAACAGAGCGGGTACCGGTTAAGTATATATCCCTATACATGCTAAAATTTTCCAAACTTGTTTAAAACGGAGTTCTACAATGTCAGATGATGAAAATATAAAAAATCCTGAAATTGAGGTTTTGCCACCTGTATTGAGGGCGAAGCCACATTTACCGAATCATGTTAGGGATGAGCAGTTAGCGTTACAGATACGGGACATGGGCAAGGTAGGGCTGACTAAGACGCAAGCGGCTAACTGTGCCAGGATTAGTACTTATGTATTGGATAAGTATTATTTAGAGGATTACATGCAGGGTGTGAGTGGGATGCAGCGGGGTTTAGCGTCTGTGGCTGTGTCTGAGGCTATGAATGGGAATACGCCGATATTGTTACATTTGTTAAAGACTAGGTTAGGTTGGAGTGAGCAGCAGGTGATTGAGCACATAGGCGAGGTGCGAGCAGTAGTTTCTAATAAGCCATTATCTAAGGAGGAATTTATACAGAAGTATCTAGCAAAGGATGAGGAATAATTTTACCCTCCCCCTGGGGGGAAAGAGGGGGTGGAGGTAGGGGATGCTCAGGGAGCTGAATGATAATAGAGCTTTGCTTAACGCAACATTCATGGGGTTAAGAGGTGAGTTCCTAGGGGTATTAGGGGGCAGATTTTTTACCTTGTCAAGACCCTTTTTTTGCATGAAAAAAAAAGTTCAGTATTATCAATGTAGTAAATGCTGTTATATTTCTGTCATAGGTGACCAAACATGGTTTGAATGTGGAAATCGGCATTGTCGGCGCAAGCTGAGTATTGAGTATTGCAAGGTGAGTAAGCGGGTATATGAGGGTGTATGGGGATTGAGCACGGGTACAAGGAAGAGGAGAGGTTAGTGTTTCGTTGTCCGGTTTGTGAGCATTTAAGTATGCAAAAAGGTGGTAGTGAAGATACCTGTTATGGGATATATGCAGGGCTAAGTGGTGAGTATTTTGTTTGTGCTAACCCGACTTGTAATGTTGACCGTATTTACGGGGATAACTGCGTACTAATGTTAGACAAGAACAAGTGTTAAGCGATAGTACAAATATTGATGAGAATGTTGTATGGGCACCCCAAGCTGGGCCGCAGGAGGCTTTTGTTGAGTGTCCTATAACGCTAATAGGGTATGGCGGCGCTCGTGGCGGAGGTAAGACGGATGGTGTATTGGGCAAGTTTGCTATTAAACAAGAGCAAATGGGCGCTGACTTTAACGCTATCTTTTTCCGTAAAGAGCTGCCTCAAGCTGATGACCTTATTGAACGTGCCAAACAAATATACATCCCCCTTAAAGCGCATTGGCAAGACCAGAAAAAACAGTTTACCTTCCCATCGGGTGGTCGCCTACGTTTTAGACCTTTAGGCAACGATACCGATGCTGAAAAGTACCAAGGCCAAAACCTATCAGATTGCGCTATAGAAGAGGCAGGTAACTATGCCGACCCATCCCCTATCTGGAAGCTATTTGGAGCGCTACGAGGCAAGGGAGGCGGTCAAATCATTTTAACTTTTAACCCTGGTGGTGTAGGGCATAGTTGGTTAAAAGAACTGTTTATTAAGCCCGCTCCTAAAGGTATGCAGGTGCTTAAAAAAGAGCTACCTAACGGGGCAAGCTTTGATTACATTTACATTCCTAGCCGAGTGCATGACAATCAAATACTGTTAGCTAAAGACCCTGATTATATAAATCGCCTGCACATGGTTGGTAGTCCTGAGCTGGTGCGGGCATGGCTAGAAGGAGATTTTGAAATCCATGAAGGCAGTTACTTTCCTGAGTTTAGCTCTAAACATATTATTAGCCCTTTCAACATTCCCAAACACTGGCCTAAATATATGGGGTATGATTGGGGGTATCACAGTCCTTTTGCTGCTGTCTGGGGTGCCGTTAGTAGTGGACGTACTGACGGAGGTGCTGAAGTACCGTATCCTAAAGGCTCAATTATCATCTATAGAGAAATCTGGGGCAAAGGAGTGGATAACGTCAATCAAGCTGAACGAATCGCAGCACTATCAATAGGCGAAAATCCAATCTGCGCCGCTGACCCATCCATATTTAAAAACCAAGGCGGGCCTACCATAGCTGACCAATTACACCGAGTATTTGATAAGTATAAACACCCCTACTTTAGAGAGGCTGATAACGAGCGAGTTTCGGGCTGGTCGCAAATCAGGCAACGACTAATTGCTAGTCCACCTTTGCTATACATATTTGCTACTTGCCCATATTTGCTAGAAACCTTACCATCGATGACTATAGACAAACGAAAACCAGAGGACATGGACACCACAGGTAACGATCACGGTGCCGATGCCTTACGATATTTGTGTAAAGCTAGACTTATAGACTCTAAGTGGGATGAGCCAGAACAAACAGTGCAAAAAGGCATGATAAAACTACAGAGCTATATTTCTAAGATGAGAGCTAAAAACAAAAGGCCGCAAATATGAAAGTTAAAACACCCAGGCCACTCGTTAAAAAGTATTCGCCTGATTGGTGGAAAAAACAGATTATTGAGTCAGATAAACGGTTTGAAAAGTTTATCAGAGCTGCTGACGAATCAATTAAGGTATTTAACGGCCAAAAAGAGATTGAGACCCTTAAAGACGCTCCACGCCGTCTAAACGTGTGGTGGTACTGCACTAATACCCTGTTACCTGCTTATTATAGCTCTACACCAAAAGCAGAGGTAGATTTAAGAAAGCGTTCCGGCGGTACTTCTTACGAGTTAGGCAGTGTAGTGCTTGAGCGCAATACACAGTATTCAATGGACTGTAACTTTGATTTTGACAAAGTTGGATACAATGCAGCATTACAGTTTTTGCTAGCAGGCCAAGCCGTACTATGGGCTAGGTATGAGCCTAAGTTTGAAAAAGTATATCAAGAAATTGCAGTTATTCGTGATCCTAGTGGCGCATTGTTTACAGGAGACGGGAAACCTTATGACGGAGATGTTGAAGACCTTAAAGAATCAAGTCCTGGCATACTTATTGCGTCTGTTGAAGTTGAGCAAAAAGTTAATGAACGAGCTATTCTCGATGTCGTACAATACTCAGACTACAGATGCTCAGACGCTAGAAACGAATCAGAAATCGAATGGCAGGCAAAACGTGCCTACCTGGACAGGTCAGAAGCAGAGGCTTTATTTGGTGAAGAAAAGGCAAACACACTAAACTATAACAGTGTTCCTGAAACATTAAAGAAAGAATACAGTCGAGACCGTGAAAGCACTAAGCTAGAAGGCAAGGCAGAAATTTGGGAAATCTGGTGCGAAAAGACCAACCGAGTTTACTGGCTACAAACTGATAACGATAATCCTATTATTGACGAGCAAGAACCCTCAATTAAGTTTGAGAAGTTTTATCCTTGTACTGTAATTAGACAAACCCAAGACCCTAACAGCATTATTCCTGTATCTGATTACACACACGTTAGAGACCAAATCCTTGAAATTGAGCGCCTAACTACTCGTATCCATGCGCTAACTCAGGCTATCAGACCTAACTTTATTTACGATGCTTCAGTCGGCGATACCGTAGAGCAGTTGTTTCAAGACGACCTAAAAGGTATTGGCGTAACTAACTGGCAATCACAACGCAATAGAGG